TGTGTTTGTCTACCATATCGTCTTCACGAACCGTGGCATCTGATTCGTCATCTTTTCGTTTCCAAAACTCAGCGTCATGTTCCATGTAGTCTTTGTAATTAGATTTTGGAACTGTCCAACCAGTTTGTTCATCCTCTGTGTAACCCTCATCCTTTATCATTCTTTCTCCATGAATAATTCCGTAATGTTGTTTTATTTCATTACCAGTCATAAACATGGGAAGTTGACCTGCAGCAAGGTGATGACCTAAGTCAAAGTGTTTACGACGACTCATTAGTGATGGAAGTGTTCGCCATCAAGAGTAGTGTGTGGATCATCTGTGTACTTGCCATGATCGTGATGGTGTAGGGCGATTAAATCTTTATGTGATAATTCGTGATCCCAATTATTATCAATTGGTCTTACTCCTGGGATATGTGTTTCTTCATGTGAGTTTCTATATTGGGCGAACTTTCCCATCATGTGGCCGTTATCTGATTGCAGATGATCTAATAGATCAGCATGGTTGTGAATACTTACTGCACGAGTTCTTTCAATCTCCGCCCCTGCATGTTGCATCTGTGCGGCAGCATGAATCTGCTTATAAGCATTTACGGTTTCTTCATCTAGATGGATTTCAAAACTACCATCTTCATTGGGTGTATTAGCCATGGCCCTAGTGTGACATTAAGGCTACTGTCTTACGCCTCTATTTAAAAAAAATTTAAAACGCCAAAGTTTTAATCTCCTTGTAATAACAAAAGAGACAGCCCACGATACCAATACCGTGGGCCGTTTTAGATAACCCCCCACTTATGGGGAGATTACTTGCAAATCATAACACCTATTAAAGAAAGTGCAAAATCACTCATTCTTATGGGTGTAGTGGCCTCGTAGGTGCGTTCGTTTCCTATGACAGTTGGCACATACTACATCGCACTTCTTTAACTCGGCGATCATTTTTTCCCAACTATTAGTCTTATGCAGTAGGGATGGGGTAAATTTTTTCTCAGAGGGCTCTCTATGGTCTAGGTCTAGGACATAGTAAGGGTACTTAACGCCACAATCCATACAGCCACGGAGTTCTTTATACTTTTGTATGTAATCACGTATCTGGTGTTTCTTTGTTTTGTTACGGATTAATTGGGCGGGTTTATTTTTGTTGTAGTATCTCTTAGAAGATCTACTATTACTCTCTTTAGCCGCCTTGGACTTCCTGTCCTTATAAGGCATCTAGTTATTGCTGAGAGTAAAGAATTGCGGCGGTAATCCAGAGTAATGCAATAATTACCGACATTATCTTCATCACCTTATAAACAGGTGAACTATTCTTACGGGAGAACCACAACAGATACAAGGCTACGACAGTCAAACAGAGTAATGCTAAGAAGTCAGTTATTAAGATCATTTGATTCTCCGATCAGTTATTTACAACTTGAACAGTAATTAGGGACTCGCAGGTTATCTACTAAGGTCATGTAGTTTCTAGAACACCTGGAACAGGTGACCATTACATCCTTAATATCTTTAATGCGAGTATCTCTTCGCAACTCTAGACCAAATAGATACATGATTACTCCTCAAACTCAGTTGGCGGTAAATTGCCCCAACTTGGATTTCTTGCACCACACATAACACAAGTTACTTGACCATCCATATCTAGGTCAAACTCACACTTAGTGGCGCACTCTTTAGTACTCATGGGATAAACCCTATACCCTCTTGGCTACTGTCTTTGTCAATACTGAAGAAAAAAATTATTGGAGGTTTTCTTGGGAATCCTTGACTATCTGGGTTATCTGATCAATAGTGGGGGCGGATAAATTTAAGCCTTGTATACCCTCAAGTATCTCTTTAGCCATCTGATTACGAACACTGGCTTTTAACTCGTCGAAGACGTGGGAGGTTTGTTCCATTAGGAAAATTGTTGTGGGTTTAGATTATTATGGGACATAAGTTTAGAAAACCGTTCTCCTAGTTCAGAGTCGTGGGTACCAGCCATTTGACGATAGTCATCTAGATGGGACTGGATTTTTGACATATGGTCAGCAAAAGGTTTAGTCACAGGACTATTAGCGCCCAAGTTGTAATGGGCTACCTGATGGGCTGCACCAAGAGCATCCACTACATGACCTAAATGAGTAGTGGCAGATGCGTGGTTGTTCTCATCGTAAGATGAGTTAGCAAACTCATGATGCATCTGGGCGGTTTCTAGGTATTTGTTCATAAAAACAACTGTGGTATTTACGTGTCCACGTTTTTCTTCTTCAACACCTCTTTGAACTTTATTAATCAGTGTATTGATACCCCTAGTAACATGGCCAAATGCTTTATCTTCGTTAGCCATTACAGATTATGGGCGTTCTTCTTTAAATTTGCCCTCATAGTAGTCAAAGCCTTCTTCACCAGTGTTTACTTTAATGTCGTGCTCTCCCATGCGATGGGCACGGGCACGGTTTACATTTAAAAGGTCAATGTCATCGCCACTTGCTTGGTAATCCTCAAATTGCCGACCTAAATAATTTTTATTTCGCTTTTTAGATGGAGACTTCTCCTCATAATCAGCGTAATCATCTAAAGCCATAGCAACCTCGTTTCGTGGCCTAAGTGTAGACCGCCACATCCCAACAAGGTTGGCAAAGATACCCTTGTTTCTCGGGAACATATAGATGTGTGTATCTAGATTTAATCTTATTTTCACAAGTAAGGCATAACCAAGGCGCTGTTTTCATACCCATAGCCTACCCCATCGGCTACTGCTTAGATCGATACTATAAAAAAGTATTATTTAGGGGAGGTAGGCTTTTTTAAAGACTTTTTCCAGGCTTTGCCTGCTTTTGATAGGTTAGAACTATGTTTTGGTGCAATTAAACCTTTTTCTTCAGATTGTTTGTTTGCCTCGTTTAACAAGTGCGTAGCAACTCCACGATGACGGTGGTCATCTGCTACTACAATGTTTCTTATATGACCTGTTTCAGGGTGCCAAGAGATGAACCCAGCATAAGTATTTTCGTTTTGATTGTTTCCTTTATAGGCCTCAATTGAATTAGACCTAGGAATTCCTCCATCATCGTATATATACGTCAAATCACTGTGGGCATATTTTCCCAATTGTTTAGGGGAAAGGTGGTCTGAGGCTGCCATACCCCTAGTTTACGGCTACTGCCATCCTCCCACAGCATCAACCATGTCTCCGACCTGGGGGGTCCCCTGTGCGCTGGCGTTTAATGGTGGGGGGGTCTTGGCTTATTTGTTTGTGTTAACACTTACACCTGATTACTAATCAGGTGCGATCTTGTTAACACACGCTTAATTACCATGTGTTCCACATAGTTTGATGACGAATTGATGACGGATAACAATTAACAGTTCGGCTACTGCGATCAATAACATTTTGTCCATACGACCACCACCAGCCTATTAGCCAACTCTCCGAGTTGTTATCAGATCATTACTTGTTATCAGATCATTACTGCTTATCTCCTTGTAATAACTCACATAACCAAACGCACACGCATTACTAACTAGCCATGTATCTAGTGCTTCACTTGAATACATATCATTACTACAACTTCGTTGTGGCTATCTACTCTTGGCTCTCTTGGCTCTCTTGGGTATTCATATAACTATCCATTAAACATGGAACATGTATCTATCTATCTCTCTATTTAGTTATTACTGGAAAAAAATACTTCGGGCGCAATTTCCCACCTAACTAAATAACTTCAACAAAGCGCACACACATAACTAAATTAACTAACTCGCATCTGCGTTCGTAAAGTTAGTTCGCAACTAACTCCCCACCACCGCCAGCACCGCCACCACTAAGTTCCAGCCGTTAGAACATGTGTTCGCATAGTTAGTTCGCCAGTTTGCCGATTACCCCCCACGCTTGGGGCTTTCACGCTCAGATACCCCAAATCGGGCTTCTAAGGGGCTTTTTAGCCCTTTACCCCCCTTTTTGAGCCTATTACCCCACCCAAACCCCAATAAACCAGCCATGAGCCAGCGTGTTCCACGCTCAAAGGGGCAAATCGGACATTTCCCCCCCGATCATGCTCTCGGCTCTTAATAGGGGTGTTAGGTCAACTGGATTACTTCGTGTATCTTTGGACATGGCACACGACAATTAAATAATTAACTTTTTCAGAAACCTCTAGGGGCAATTAGTTAGTTATTTATGCGAGTGGTAAAGGGCTAGTCAGAAATTAAATATCTAGTGAACTTATTAAGTCATTAAATCCTTCGGGAACTTATTAAGGTGATAGAAAATAATTGGCTGATAATTAAATAGAGAATTGTATTATGTTTTTTCTGCTATTACTGAACAATAAATAATCTGCGAATTATCTTTGTTTAGTAATAGCGGTGAATACATAATCAAATGTATTCAATACAACTTAATAATAATTTGTTCCTTCCCCCTAACAAAAGGAATAATAATGAAAACAAATACCTACATAGATACAAACGGAAATATCGTTGCTACTGGAACAATATCTATTAACCAAATTGATCTTGTTCTATCTAACGGAACTCGCTTTTTTTCTACTCGTTCCGACAATTACACCCTTGATGTTTTGAAAAACTTAAACATTAACAAAATAATCAAAGGACTTTAAGAAAGGTTGTTAATGAACGAACCAATTAAAAAACTAATTGTAGATGATCTAACTCTTGATGAACTTGGGTTGCTCTACACCGCATTAAAAGGCATGGCAATAAAAATGAAAGAGTTTGGAGATGAAGTTCCGCAAGAACTTTTGGAAATAACTTTTTCACTTGGACAAAAAGTTCAAATTATCTTTGATCGCAAAAGTGATGAGAGAGTTGCTTTTTTTGAACTGGCTAATGAGTTATTAGATGATGTTGCTATTGCTTCTGAAATTATTACCGCAAATCCTAATATCTCAATACCTGAATATAAATAAATAAGTTTGTGTTAGTGATTAGGCTTTCACTAACACAATTTACTTCCCTTGTAATACAAATCAAATAACAACTAACAGAAACGGAAAACAAAAATGACTACGACAACAACAAAGTCCTTCTTTGTTCCTACTTTGGAACAAACAGGACACTACATAGAGAGAACTTTCGCTGGCAATATCGGTGAAACTCAAATGTATGACTACGCACTTGAAAACAAAATGAATATCTTAATTGAAGGTGAAGCAGGAACAGGTAAAACAACTTCTGCTATGGCTTACGCTTCAAGGCGTAAAATGAACTTCTTTGCCGTTCCTTCTAACAACGCACTTGATTTCACACAATTAACTGGTGGATTATTTCCCGATAACAAGGGAGAGTTAAAGTGGGTTGATGGCGCAATTACTAAGATCGTTCGTGAAGGTGGAGTGTTATTGATTAACGAACTAAATAACGCACCTAAAAATCTTTCACAATATCTAATGAGTTTATTAGATGATCGCAGATCAATTACTTTAATGAGCCACGACAACGAAGTTATCCACGCTCACCCTGATTTATTAGTGGTGGCAGATATGAACCCTAACTATCGTGGAACTCAATTACTTAACGAAGCATGGAAAGATCGCTTTGCTATTAAGTTAACTTACAACTACGACACAAACATTGAAAAGCAAATTGTTAATTCAGGTTCATTACTGGAACTTGCTAATGGTATGCGTTCAACAATTCGTGTTAATGATGTTAGTTCGTCTGCTTCAACGATATTTGAAACGCCAGTATCTACTCGTATATTAAAAACCTTTGAGCAACTTGCTAAGGGTCTTTCTTACGATTTTGCTACCGAAGTATTTGTTAACAACTTTGCTGATGATGAACGACCAGCAGTTCGCATGTTGTTAGAAGGTAGCGAATACAACATTAAATCCGATCTCGGATTACTTCAACCAGTTAACGCTTAGTTAGGAATAAATAATGGATTATCCATTTTTAGATGTAGAGAGTTTTCAAGAACTTTCCGATCTAAATAAAGCAACTAAATACAAAGCGGAAATCAAACGCCAAAGAGTTGAAAGGTTTGCTCAATTCTTTGGCAGAGTTAATTCGGCACTCACACTACGCAAGGTAGAAGTTAAAGTTGAACACGCAGATATAAACGCACCTGCGTGGTCAGGTGCTAGTCATGTTGTATTCAATTCACGACTACTTGGTAATTTAGATACCGCAAAAGAAATTGCTGGCTTGCGTGGATTAGATTTACACGAAGTTAGCCATATTCTTTACACACCGAGAGAAGGTTCGGAGATATTTGAGTGGTGTAGAGAAAATGATTATCTATTTGCCTATAATGCGTTAGACGATCAACGCATTGAAACTTTATTTACAACTCGTTATCCGTCAACAATAAACTGGTTCACTTCAACAATACTTATTCATTTTGTTGATGATCCAAAAGCGTTTGAAACTTCTTACGGACTATTGCGTGGTCGTCAATATCTGCCAACAGAACTATTGGCACGATCACGCAACGCATATAAATATCAAGATCACCTTGACGAAATATGCGACATAGTTGACCAGTATCGTTTATTAACTTTTCCTAACGATACTGAGATCGCAAAAGATTTAATCAAACGCTTTCACGATTTAATGCCAACACAAGAAGTTCCTAATCAAGAAAACTTGGCAAACTGGGAACTAGATTTACTTGGTAAAGATAAGTCAGGCAAAAAAATTGTGGTAGCAATTAAATCTCCTTTTGGTCATGGAGAAAGACCACACGAAGGTATAGAAAGTTCTGCCACTTCACGACCAGTTCCACCAATTCAACAAAAGCGTGATGTTGCTAGGGCTAAATCAATACCACTTAAAGATGATGTTAAATTAGCAGAACAATTAAAATCACAACCAGTAATAGAACTTGATTTAACTAATCAAGATAAATCTGCTGATGAAAGTAAGTCTGCTGGTAATAACAAACCTGATGATCTATCTGCTATAAAAAATATGTTAGAAAACATATTAGATAATCAACAGATCGCTAATGAGATTAACGACATTATTAGACAAATTGGTGGCTTACCTTCTCTTGCCACTAACAACTCTAAAGAACCAATTAAATCTCGTTATGAAAATCAATTACCTTGCGCTAAAACTTTTCAGGCTTCATTATCTTTTAGTAGAGAACTGGAAAGATTAAAAGCAACCTTTGACCCTGCTTGGGAAACTTATCAAGCACAAGGTCGCTTACAAGCGCACAGATATATTCGTGGTGATGATTTAACTACGATCTTTGATAAGTGGGAACAAGGTAAAGATGAAGCCACAGAAATAGAGTGTGTAATTCTTTTAGATAACTCAGGTTCTATGGGTGGTCATAAAGCACACTCGGCTTATCGTGCCATGTATGCCATTAAAAAAGCGTTAGATCGTATTAACGCAAACACCACAGTAATTACTTTTAATTCAATTACGAACATTTTGTATCGTGTTGATGAAAAAGCAACAAATGTAATTCGTAATGCTGGTGCGAGTGGTGGAACTTGCCCAACAGAAGCCATTACATACGCAACTAAAATACTTGCTGAAACTGAAAAGCCAGTTCGTATTTTCTTTGTAATTACTGACGGAGAGTGGGAAGCCACTTGGGTAAATGAAAACAACGAAGCAATTAAAAAACTGGGTAATGCTGGTGTGTTAACTGCTTTTGCTTATATCGCTGATAATGCTGAACAGATATATCTTGATAAAGATAAATCTCATTATTGCGAAATTAGTGCGGTTGTTAATGACCCACTTAATTTAATTAACATGGCGAGATCAATAGTTAAGTATGCTATTAAACGCAGGTTAGTTAATAACTAATAAACAACTAAATGTGGTGGAACATGGTCGGGGGGCTATGTTCCACCCTTCTACTAATAAGGAGAATAAATAAATGAAATCCGCAGAGTTAAATATAGGAACTAACTACGCAGTAATTCCAGCATGGGATTACTCATCAAGCGATAAGAAAAATCCTGATCGTGTTCAAAGAAACCATGTTGCGAAAGCAACTCTTGTATCTAGTTCTAAATACGAATACAAAGTGTATAGATCAGATAAACAAGACGACCCTGCTTTTGCGCCAGCAAATAAGGGTTCAAGAAATGTTGGTTATTTAGTTTGTTCAGATGATTACAAAGCAAATGGACAAGCACAGACAACTATTTTTTGGTTGGCTAGACCACAAGATATTGTTGCTGAATATAAAACTCTTGAACCAAAGTGGGCTGAGAGAGAACGACAAGAACTCTTGGAACAACAAAAACATGAAGCAGAAAGAAAGGAACAAGAACGCAAACTTAAAGAAGCAAGGGAATATCACGAAAGAGTGTCTGCTTCTTTACTGACTTCTTTACAAACCATTATTGGTGATCGTGTAAAGAACATTACAGTTGACCAACGCAACCGCAGAGTTGGCGATCAATATATTGAAACCTCAGAGATGAACATAGACTTCAAAACTATGAGCATATTGGTTGAAAAAATCCTTGAAGCAAGAGATATGGTAGGTTAATGACTACACAAACTAAAGATAGTTTTTATCTTGAACGATTAAAAACTAAGTTCAATACTGGTGAAGCCTATTGGAGTGTTGGAGATACCAGCACTTCAATTTGGCAACCACACACTCGTAATAAGTTTGATGTTTTAACTCAAACAAAGTTAGTTAATTTAACTTTTGATGAGCAAACTTATAAAGGTTTTCAGTTAATACTAATTGGATTTCATTATGAGTTCAGGACAGTTTTGGACTTAAATGGAAACACAACCGATATTTATTTGGCTGATAGTGATATTGGCGGATACATGAGTGATGTTAAATCGTTTGTTTTTTACGAAAGTATGGCTTACGAAATTGGTGGTGTTGGCGATAATAACCAAGAGTTAAATTGGTTAGGTCAAGTTGCCACACTTTATATGTATGGCGGTGATACTGACCCAAATAAAACAATTAAAAAGTGCCAAAAGAGATTAGATTTACTTTCACAAATCGTGAGTGTGAGAGATGAACTAATTTCTATATCTACTGAAAGGGCTGGTTCATACGATACAAAAAATCCTTACAACACTAATGTAGGTGATCTAGTATTTATTCAAGCGCATGGTCGTTTGCGTAAAGGCAAAATTGTATCTACAACTGGTAGCCGATTTATTGTTGGCTATACAACTCCTTCAAACTCTACTGATCTAAAGTATAAAACTCTTAGATTAAATGAGTTGTGGGTTGTATGAAATCAAAACGAACTAAAGTGTGTATAGGTTGTTTTACTGCTTTGCCACTTAATCGTTTTAATAAACATATAGACGGAAAATACAAAGTTAGGGCAAGGTGTAAATCATGCTTTGCCCTAATGCGTAAGGGTTCGCCACAACGCAAGGCAGATAAAATAAAACTACTCGCTAATGGTAAAAGGCGGTGTAGTTATTGTCGCAAGATCAAGCCCTTATCTCGTTTTCAACCAAAGGTTCACGCAAGCGGTAATAAGGGCTATGAAGGGGCGTGTAAGCCTTGTGTGTCTATTAGACAGGCAAATCAACACCGAAACAACCACAAGGCAGTAAGAGAGTTTGTATTTAATTACTTATTACAAAACCCTTGTGTTAATTGCGGTGAAACTAATGTATTGGCTTTGGAGTTTGACCACTTACATAGTAAAAAGTTTAATATCGGAACGGCTATTGGTAATAACAAACTTTCTAAATCAATTAAACATGAGATTAAAAAGTGCGTTGTTAGATGTTCCAGTTGCCACCGCATTAAAACTCATCAGGAACAAAATAGTTGGAGATACCGATTAGTTATGGAAAGGAGTAAATAATGAAATCAAAAACTTATTACAAAGTTAGAACTGCCGTTCGCATTATCTTTTGGAGTGCGTTAGTAGTTGGAGTTTATTATTTAGCAACTCACATAAATTGGGTTGGAGATCATTACTGCTTTGGCAATATGGATAAATGTTATTTAGGGGGTGAGTAAATGGGGTATGTAGAAATTGTAAGGCGAGTATCTAGTAATGAACTAGATATATGCGATCAATGTAATCAACAAGGCGTTAAAGAAAACGGCAAAATGATTACAGACAATTACTCTCAGGATATTTTGTGGTTCTGCTATAACTGCGTAGAAGCACAAAAAAGATCACTCTCTTAATTAAATAAACTTGTTGGATAGGCGTTAACACAAGACTTGTCGGGTTCGTTTTCATACCCACTCCTTTCACTTGTGAAGGGCGGTCAAGACTTTTATTATCCTTAAATTGCTTTGGATAATAAGACGAGCCGTATCTGCGCCTATTCAACTCCCTAATAGAACTGGATTATTAAATGGAAAATAAAACAATACAAATACTTCACCAAAGATTTAACTATCAAAAATCTATATCAGAAGTTGCTCGTATGTTTGGAATATCACGAATACAAGTTAGAAAAATAGAGTTAGAACATGGAACTAAATACTTACTTCAATTTGGAAAAAAGGAGAACTACTAATGGCTGATGATCTATTAGATGAAAGTTTGTTTGATGAAACTTTTAATAGCGACCCACAATGTAATTGTGAGTGCGGTTGTGAAGTTCCAGTATTAGGACAATGTGTTAGTTGTTCGTCTGATGACGGACACCAAAACAATAATGGGTTGCCAAAATATGACCAACTTAATGAACTTGTATTAGGAGATAATCAATGAACCAAGAACAACAGGACTTAGTTAAATCAATTAACTTTGCCACCGAGTTTATTAAGATCGTTCGTGGATTTCAGGTTGACCAAGAACGCAAAGATAGTTTGCCCCAAGAAATTAAAGAATATCTAGCCAACGAACACTTGAATAAGTTAATTTCAGATCAAAGGTTAGAACCTGAAATGTTAGTTTGGGGTTTATTACACATGATAGAGATTTTATTAAGAGTTAATGATTTACAACCTACTGACTTAATTGATCTCATGGAACAGTTTATTAAAAAAATAGAGAGTGAGTAATAATGACTAAAACTAAAAGCCAAGTATCTTTTACTAAGGCGAGAAAAACAACTAAACCAATAGAACTAACTATGCCTACACCAAGAGATATAGACAATACTCCATGCCAAACAGTTGACCCTGAAATCTTTTTTCCTGACCCAACTGATACGGCTGGCATTACAAAAGCCAAAACTCTTTGTGGTAATTGCGATCAAGAAATAAAACAAAAGTGTTTATCTTTTGCTTTAACTAATAAAGTTCACTACGGAGTTTGGGGTGGACTTACAGAAGTTGAACGCCAAAGTTTGCTTCGCAAACAATACAGAAGTGGTATTACTAATGTATTTACAAATTAAATGGGGGAATAAACCTAATGAAACTAACGAGAAAGTTAATAAAAAAACATGAGCGAGTGGCTAACAAATACAGATATAGCAGAATTAACAGGGCTAAAAATAGAAACTCTACACACCTATCTAAATCGCAACACCCTTCCAACTCCCGACAATTACATAGGGAGAACGCCAGTTTGGAAATCAAATACGATCAAACAATGGATTAAAGACCGAGAACAGGAGATTAACTAATGGCAACAATGAATATCTATATTGAGTTAAATGATGAGCATGAAGGCGACAATGCGCCAGCGTTTGCTCACGATTTAATGAAATATACCTTTGATGAGTTAATAATTAAAGATCAAATTAAAAACTACGAGTGGGAGATAATAGAGTGAATAAAGATCAAGCAATTACCGAAATGTTAAATCTACGCCAGTTGTGGGAACTAGAACAAAATAGTTCAACAGCAGACGGAAACTCAGATTACGCAACCTATACAGGTGCTATAAATGCGATCAATGTTGCTATTAAAATTGTAAAGGAGATTAACTAATGGGATTAGACATGTATTTATATGCGGAAAAGTATATTGGTAGTTCTACTGATGAAACTGGCTCGTGTAATAAAATTAAAAATCTTGCTGGATTAAAAGATTTACCTGCTCCCAGTTTTTCCAGTGTATTAGTTAAATCAATGGTTGGTTATTGGCGAAAAGCCAATGCTATTCATGGCTGGATAATTGATCGGTGTGGCAAGGGCGTTGATGAGTGCCAACCAATTTATTTAAGTGATGATGATTTATTAAATCTAAAAAACGATAGTATTAAGGCTTTGGCAAATCCTGATCGTGAATATCAAATCACAAATAATAAAGTTTTTTATCAATTATGTGATTACTTAAATACTTTAGAAAAACCAATTACAGTTGATAATTATGAAAATCCACTTAAACCAGTTGAAGGATTTTTCTTTGGTGGTGATGAATTAAGCGATTATTATTATGAACAACTGGAATACACTATTGATTTAATCAGTTCTCTATTAGAAAACGATCAAGAGTTGGGATTTATTTATCAAGCCAGTTGGTAGGAACTAACTTTAGTTTTCTCCAGACAAGTTAGTTAGTTAGTTAATTAAGCGTGAACTAACTTTGGGGAATTAAATAAAGTTAGTTGATCTTAAATTGCCCTTAGTCCAAATTGGATTAGGGGTAATTTTTTGACCTAAAACCTACTGGTGAGTATACTCGCCAGTAATATACTGACCAGTAGGGGGAACTAATGGCGTATGTGGTTAAGCGTAATAACAGATTTACTGGTTATTACAGGCTTGGAAATAGGCGTTTATCGGCTGGCACATGGGCTAATAAGAGTGAAGCCATATATCACGCCATAGAAGCGGAGAAACAGGGTTCTATTGCCCCTTCAAAGGCTAATTTAAGGGTAGGCGATTTTATAGATCAATGGTTAGCGGTATCTGACCTAATGCCGATCACAAAGAAGGGCTATAAATCAGTTTTAAGCAGGTTTGTAGTTCCAGTAATCGGTGAGCGTGAACTAACTTCCCTGAAGCCCGTAGAACTTACTAAGTTAATTGATGATCTAAAACTATCGGGAGTTAAGTCAGCGACCTTAAATCAAATCAAGGCTTCTCTCGGTTCTATGTTTTCAAAGTTAGTTAGTGCTGGTCAGTTGGAAAGAAATCCCACGCATGGAATTAAGATCAAGGTTAATCATGCGGATATTGCCAAGTTAATTGAACCTGACGAGTTCAAAGAGATAGTGAAGTTTTTACCGACACAAGGGGCAAAATTGTTTGCTCAGTTTTTAGTAGTAAGTGGGTGTCGCTATGGTGAAGCAACGGAAGTAAGGGCAAAAGACATTAACTTCAAAACTGGAGAAGTTTTTATTCAAAGGCGAGTTAGTGATCTAGGGAAGCAATACAACAAGGGTAATCGGTTTTTAGTAGTAGAAGCCACGAAATCGGGGCATAAGAGAAGCGTAGTAATAGGAAAAGCCCTATTACAGCAATTAAAAGCGTATGTCCTAGCAAAAGGCATAGCAAAAGATGACTTGATGTTCCCAAGAACAATTTTATTAACGGAAGGTAAACTTAAAGGTTCACGAAGCACAAAGCCTTCTCAACCATTTGAGAAAGGCGGAAAACAGTTCCAGCATGAAACTCTTTACTCCTATACACATGGGGGTTGTAGATGTGAAAGGTGTAGGCAAGCAGTAGCAAACTACCGCAAAGCCAAAGCCCAAGCAGAAGCACCAGCAGAAGCAGAGCAGGTAAGAAGCGGAAGCCGTAAGGCAAAGCAGAAGCACCAGCAGAAGCATAAGCAAGGGAGTTTCATCAACAATATGAGCCACATGCCTCGTGATGTATGGAGAACAACATGGAACAAAGCAATAGCCAAGTCCGCAATCGGCTGGTATCCGAGAACTCACGATTTACGACATGCCAATGCTACGCAGTTGTTAAAGAACGGCATAGACATACATGAAGTAAAAGAGCGATTAGGACACCAATCGATCAAGACGACAGAGCGGTATTTACACCGCCTTCGTTCACACCAGTCAAAGGCATCTGAAAGTGCCAACGACTATTTGGAGTGATGATGAAATCAAACGCACGAATAAGAACCGAGCAGATGCCAAAGACAATAGTCAAAGCATCAGCAAAAGCCAAAGCAAGAGTAAAAGCACTAATACTTAGTGGGTCGATCTCGACCTTAGCCGTAGCATTTGGAGTAGCAACTACGCCTGATGCCATAGCACCAACTAAAGCCGAAGCAGTAGTAGTTCAAGCAACTACAAATGAAGCGATCTTAAAAAAATATGAGAACGCTCATAAATTGACCGATACTGAATTGGTCGAATTGCTTCGTGCCGTAGGCTTCACAGGCACAGACCTAAAAGAAGCATGGGCAATAGCAAAAAAGGAAAGTAATGGGCGACCACTTGCTCACAATCCAAACACAGACACAGGCGATAATTCTTGGGGTATGTTTCAAATAAACATGCTTGGAGAGTTAGGCGAAGATCGTAGAGAAAAATTTGGTTTAGAAAATAATGCCGAATTGCTCAATCCTGTGGTTAACGCAAGCATCACCTATTACATGAGTAAAGGTGGTAAAGACTGGAGTTCTTGGCATGGAATTACACCAAAGACTAAGCAGTTAATGGAACAGTTCCCAGTAAAGAACGCAAAGCAATAGCAAAAGCCATAGCAAAAGCATAGGCAAGCAAAGCAATAGGAGAAGCAGTAGGAGAAGCCCCATCAGAGATGGTGGGGCTATCTCAGAACTAACTCTCCTGGCAGCCAGGGGAACTTAGTTAGTTAGGGGGCAATCATGGGAGAACACTCATTTGTAGATCGTTATGTCGAATTAGACAAGCAATACATAAAGCATAAGCAAGAACAATATAAAGATTATAAAGAACCTAACTTGTCTTATAGCGAAGAATTGTTTTGGAATAAGTTAGTTCATTTAGGTTGGAGAAAAGATAGCACAACAACAGAGTGTTTAGTATTGGTCTGTTCTGTTTGTGAATTATCAATAACAAAAGTCATTCTTAAAGATACCTCTGATGTTAGAGGTTTATTAAATGTAGACGAAAGAAAGCGTCATCACCAAAGATACTATTGCAAAGCAACAGGTAAAGTAGAGCAAGAGTAGAGTGAAAGCAAAGCAGTACCAAAAGGCTATTGATTGTCTTTAATTAACCTAACTTCGCAAGCATCTGTTGTGCAGTAAGCCTCACCAATAGCGTCGGCAGCCATACCAGCATAAACTCCAGATAAATCAATTGGAAAAAGTTTCATACTTCCTTCTGACTCATATTCTTCAGCAGTTATTTGTGTGTAAGGCATTTGAGGATAGGTAGCATTACCAGAAGGTAAAAAGGATACGGTTTTAAGTTGACCATCATACATATGCAAAGCCGTACCAATAGCAGAGGCTTCCGTTTCAGGATTAAAACTAATAGTCACACTTACAGAATTATCTGACCAATACCTTTGTGCAGTAGCAGCAAGAGCCATTTTTTCATAGATACTTACATCTTTCTCACTACGCATAGCCTTAGATTTAATTGGAAAGAAGACAACTGAAGTCGTAGCAGGAGACTCACTTGCTGGCTCTACTCGATAGTTAGCCATCTTAAACAATGGGAGCATTGGATCAGAGTTAGCAAACCTAATAGCACGGTTGAAGTACTGTCCACCTACAGTCCAATGAACGCCAGGTGATTCACCTGCCAAGATACTAACTGTTCCACTTGGCTTCACAGTCGTCATCTTGATTGACTCACGGATACCAAGCCACTCTGAGTAGGTTGTGTCATATGTCTTAATTACCTTGTATCCCTCATCCATCCATTGACGTAATGTTGGTAATCCTTTTCTATCTGCAAAATTAGCCACTCCTGAAACAGAAGTACCTATGCGCCGATTTCTTTGCATGATGGCGTTTGTCTCTTCCCAGTGTGTAGGTATAAGAGTTACGGTCTTTGCGTATAAATAAGCAAACTTTAAAGTTCTTTTAAAATCATCTATATCCTCATGGCGATTTAAATAGGTCTCAACTAAGGTACAGCACTCAAAGGACTCAAGAGATTGTTCTGCACAAGGGTTGTACCCTGCAATGCGCCAATCTTTATTGTTTATAGGGTCACTCAAACGGCCGTATTGTTTTGAAATATCCATCCAAACAACTCCAGGTTCACCATTGCGGGCAATGCCATCAATAATGTTATCTAAATTGTCTCCAACATTTACTGACACAGAGTTATTAGACATCCAAGCCCAACCTGGCTTTTCTGGATCGTAAGAGTTTCTTTCTGGGAATTTTTCTTTGTTCTTTAAATTTAAAAAATCTTCATCATCAATTCTGCCAATAAGTAACTCAGCAGACCGCCTAACGTTGCCAGATACAACACAAACCCCAATAAGATTCCCAATGTCAGCGATATCAATACGGGTAAGTTTCTGACCAGCACGTTCCTTGAAGATTCCATCGATGTAAAGATGTAACCTAATGAGCGGTTCTGGACCCGCTGCTGTTCCACCAAATGTCTTGATGGGTTCGCCTGCCTTGCGAATTTCTTCATAGTTAAACCTAGGACGTTTCGAGTCTGGTCGTAGGTAAGAGTTAATAAGCGTGGCCGTTGATTCGACCCAGCCCTCCCTGGTATCTGGAATGACATGTTGTTCCCCCTCTTGCGGTTTATATATGGTGAAGTCTTTATCGGCGCCCTTATCATCGAAACCAACTCCAACTCCAAGCATACTAGCCTCCATCAAAAAGGCAAAAGGCTTGGCTGGATCAGTCTTAGTCATTGAGCCTGTAGACACAAAAGCACAGTTTTGCAAGGCTGCTGAGTTTCGTTTTTCATTTACAAGTGGGGTTCCCATCACCCATAAACCTCTACCTGGCGGTGTCCACTTTAAGTTCCAAAGACGGTCAAAGGCTTCTTTGGCTGATGCTGCTGCTTTAGCATCTGACCAAGGTAGTCGATTAGTTTTAGCATGGTCTTTTTGTAAAGAGTACATTCCGTTAATAACTCTTTCACAAACGTCTACCCAAGTTTCTTTAGTACCATCTTGCTTAAGTCGTGAATAGGTACGTAAAAAAGTTATTTCACCAACTGAGTTACCTGCTGCATCTTGATACCCAAAAGGTGCTTTTAAACTTTTGTATGGTGTAACAAACTCTTCGGCTAATTTAAATGAAAACATAGTTCTAACCCCCGACTATATGTATGCTGGTGTAAATACCCCTTAATGGGAGTATGTATTGTGATGGGTATAAACCTATCACACACTTGTTAACTTGGTTTAGTAGTTATGTTAAGGATGAAAGGTTAAACTTCCCTCCACTATCATCCACTGCTCTCCACTTACTGTTATCAGATAACTATTCTTCTATAGATTGTTGAATAATTTTTGTAACTGTATCTTCTTTTAAAGCATCAGGTAACTCACGAAGAGCCTGCGCTCTATCTCCAAAGATTGCAGAAAGAACTCCACCAGAACTTTGGCGCTCTGCTGTAATGCGGACAAACTCTCGATTTTCTTCTAACTCTTTTAAATTACCAACAAGTTTGAACAAACGATCAATCTCTTGAGATACATTAGGATCAGCATATCCGCCATTCATTTCTTCTGCAAAACGCATAAAAGCCACTCTTTGGCCTTGCATTTCAATAATTGCATTAAGTAAAGCCTTTAGTTGATCTTTAGTCTTTACTTCTACAGGAAGGTTAAAAGCACAACTATTGTCAGGCTTGAAAGCAGGACAATTTGAGGCAACAAAACAGGTATTACATTGGCGAAGTGATGAGTGTTGATTGTTAATAATTGGAACATCTTTAAGGACATCCTTTCCTTCTTCATCAGTCTCTACTATAGTTTTCATTTTATATCCAAAAACAGGTAAGTTTTGAACCTCCGAAGGGTCTCTTTGTACCACTTCGTTAGTAGAATTTTTCCGCATTTCTACCTCACTGTTATCAGAAGACGGTATCTCAAATCCCATTAAACCTGTTAACAACTCATCGCTGTTATCAGATACTTTCTCTTCTTTTCCACCATTAATAATATGAAAGTTTGGGCTCTTTTTATCCATTGACTCCTCTAATCGTTTGTAAGACCATACGGCAACTTTAGTTGCTTCAAGGGTACCATCTTGGACAAACTCTAAATAGTCTAGTCCAGCCTTCTCTACTATGGGCTTATATCTTGGTCGTGCTTGATCCTTCATTCTCTTGGGATAACGAACTAACTTAGTTCCATCCCAAATAATAGTTTCACCTCTCCGCATTGGAGATAGCCAAGACAATGTGCTTGCAGTGACAAATGGTATCTGTCTTAAGTTGTCTGGTTTTGCACATCCAAGGGCGTGGTATTTAATATTAAACTGTCTTGAATAACTTCTGGTAACAGCCGCTAAGTTAGTTACAGACTCAATTTCTGCGTAAGGAATAACAAGGTTAGAATACTTTTCAGACATCTCTTTTAATTTTAATAAACCATATTCTTCATGCCAAACAACCCATAACTTCGGGTCGTTAGCAAAGAAGGGGCGTTGTTGTTCTACCCACTCTAACCCCAAAATTAAAGAATCAAACTCTTGAAAAGCCTCTGCTCTGTCAGAGTTATTTACTAAAAACTCTTGATAATCAGCGGCTATTTCAAGTAACTCTTCTTTTGATAAACCAGCCTTATCTGCTTGGGATGCTCCAGACTCGATGTAAACTTTAGTCTCTGGAGTAAAGTGCTCACTTATAAGCCATAATTTAGTTTTAGGCAATCCCCGTTTACGAAGTCCCCAGTAGTTAAGTCCCATCGACTCAACTTTCATGCCTTCAAGAAGAGTGCGGTTAGACCCCACCTCTGTGCCGCTAAAAATTAATTTCATTAATCTTGCCAAAATTCTAAATCTTTAGGAGCAGCAGCATCTTTTGATTTAGCAACGTTTATTCTATTTATAGACGCTTCAATTTGATCCCATTGGCGAACTTTTTTAGGAGCATCAGGTCGTCGTTCAACGGGTAAATACCCAGGATTCATAAACATGATTGCTGGAAGACCTTGTTCTTCAAATACCCAAGCACACATAGTTGGATCAGAGTCTACGTATAATTCAATTGGAGCACGACTGCGGCTCATTACAAACTGACGTTTTTTTAAATCTTCGCCTTCTAAATGAAAAGAACGGTCAATTAAATCATCATAGTTAATAATTCCGTGAGAGTTTAACCAGTGTTCAGCATCAATGGTAGTCCGAGAGGTCATTAAAGCCACTCTATTATTTACATTTAAAGCGTAGTAAAGCATCACACCTGCTCGGATTGGTTCACCTGTATCCGAACTAAGTACTCCGTCTAGTGATAGTAATACGTTCACGTTATCCTTTTGCTCGGTATGTTGCCGCTCTACGAATTAGGGTCTGAGTATCTGGTAAATCAATACCATAAGTTTCGTCTGCTTGTTTTGCTTTGTATGCTGACCAGTACTCAGACATTTGTTTTAAGGCAGGAACTGTTCCATATTTTTTTCCAGCCTGCCATCTATAGTTATAAAAATCATCATATCCTTTGCCATCTTTTTTAAACGCATATCGTCTTGAAGAATGAATATCGCTAAATAAAGCCGAACCTTGCATTAAAGCAGTTTGTAAATTAAACTCAGCATTACGTCTAGATGCAGGATTATTTGCACCCTGTAAGTCTGTTAAGGCTTTGGAATACCGCATTACAATTTCAGATGCCATTGAAGTATCTTTTTGCACCATAGAATCCCAAACAGAGTTTTGTTGTGCGCCTTCTTTTTTAGGAAATACCGTCCACTCATTATGAGTTAAATTATAGGCTGCATAAGGATTAATAGTTCTAATGTCAGTGGCACCAGGGTTTACATAAAAAGTAACCTCAAAACCATTCCAATTTGTCATTTCTGGTTGTAAATACTCTCTAAACTCTTCATTTAACATTTTGCTAATTTCAACATCAGAAAGCCCCAAATACTCTGGATGCGCTGTTCTAAACTGAATGTAATCAACACCAATAAGGACGTCTAGGTCTCCTGGTTCACGATCTGCAGACCATTGAAAAGAAACAGCCGAACCTGCAAGCCAAACGGTAGTCCACAAATCTGGATGACGATAGGTTTCGTTTAAAAATCCAAATAACTTTTGAAGGATACCGTTGCGAACCCATCCTTTAAGAAAAAAATTTACAAACAAATGTGGGTCTAACTCTTCTTCTGGATCAGAAAAATAAGAGGTAGAAGATTCCCGCAATTGTATGGGGGTAACAAATCTACTTAAATCGCTCATAGACATAGTCTATGGCTCTTTAGGCTTGGGGGGTATCTATGCCCCTATCGCTTAACGCATTTATGAGTTTTTCTTTAAATTCTGCAACATTATCTTTAGGTTGCAGACTTGCAACAACACTTCTTGCCACTCTATCTGCAAGTAATTGACTTTCAATATCAGAGACTAACTCTCGACTTGTTTGATAAATATCAAAGGTTGTGGCTTTACGTTGAACAACCTCACTTGGCTCAATAATTTCAGTAAATATTGTGCCATCTAATCTAATACCTACAGTGTAAGCAGTTTGAACCACATTATCTTCGGCCATTATAACCCCATCAACTTTCTTTTTCTTTGTGCTACGGATATTGCTACAGGACAAAAGTCACAAAGATAAGTCTTTGGCCCAGCAGATTCTTCATATTTTTCCATGCCCTCTGCTCTACGTTCTTTTATAGTTTTAGGAACTAGCATCTTGTCTTTTATATGCCAATCAGAACAACCATCTTTAGGCTTATTATGTTGACGATAGCACGTCATAGCGTCTTCCATAAAGGTAGAACGTGAATCATAAAAGGTATCATCTACCTCTGCAATACCCGCAGATCCTCCGCCTTTTATTTGACGAATAATTTCTTTTTTAGACTCTGTTTTAGCCCAGGCTTTTAAAGGTAATACAAATAGTTTACCTTTATGAGGTTCTCCAGAAGGAAATACATGTTGTTCACATGCAATTTCTAATAAGTAATCTTTTTCAGGTGCACCTTCATAAGGAGGTAATTCTTCTAAAGTTTGACATACAAGACAGAACAACAATCTAAATTGAGGTTCGTTGGTTTGTTTTTTCTCGCCAAGAATTGGAATGTTACTCATTATGCTCCCTTTAGTAATCCGTGTAGCCTAGCGTACTTAAGCGGCTAAGGCTATTTTACGATGTCCTTGATCATGACCTAAACGATCTATTCTTTTAATTGAGTATCCACAACAAGATTTACCCTTGTTTACGTTTGACTTTGGGCGTTTCTTACTTGCTTTACCACACTTGCGGGCGTCGTTACGACCCCCACCACTCTTACTTCTCGCCAAGAGGTAGGCCGTATTGTGGATCTTTAGCCATATCATGACCACTCTGGAAATGCTCATTTAGTGCACGTTTTACAATACCCTGATGTTTAGATGTAGTTCGTGAATATTTAGAAGAAGATTGTTCCCAACCAGCATCGCCATGCCAAGCAATTGG